TTTCCCCCACCTTCATGAGCAATAGGATAATATCCTGAGAATCCATTTGATGAGACAGAAATTCCAATAACTTGTCCACTTTTAGTGGGCCATCCTGGCCCTTTTTTCATTAGTTCCGGGTCGCATGTTTCAAGATCAATAGCTACCTTATCATAACCACTAAGATCCGGAAATGTAGTAGGTGGTAGCCATTCTGAATTAACCTCCTTCGAAAATAAATCTCTCATTTTTGTTCCTTTGCTAGTTTTTTAATGTACTTTCTAGTTATTTCTCCTCTAATCTCACCTTGAGACTTCTTGGGAGTGTATTGGTCTTCAAGAAGTAATTCAGCATAATGGATAACTTTTTCCACATCCTGTTTTCCTCCCTTGATACTATGCCTAGTAATATACTTGACAATGTTTCCTTCGTACCATCCAAGCTTATTCTTGACTATGTAATGGCTTGGCTGGATTGCCATTCTTTTATAATGATCTCCTCCTATTTGTTTTTTATGGGCGTTCATATATCGTAGCCATTGTATTGTTGAGGTTTAATGATATGTAATTCTTTTCTTGCCCGAGTTACTCCAACATAAAAGAGACGATGTGTATCGTCTGGATTTATTTCCATCTCTTCACGAGTTGCTCGTGAAATATCGGTGAAAAGCATAACATTGTCCGCTTCCCCTCCTTTTGCCCCATGAATAGTGCTTAAATGAACTTGTGGATTATCAGATAGGGAATGATTTCTTTGTTCTATGGCTCGTGCATATAATACATCTCGGTCCGACACTTTATCCAGTGCCACATCCCACGGAAGACCTGCCACCAACAATCCTTGATGGTTAACAAGTTCTTCAATTTCATAAGCCTCCTTGTCCGCTGTTCTTAATGTCTTATATCCACGTTCCACCCCAGTTCCCAACGAGAGATAAGAATAAATGCTCTTTACTTCATCCAAAGTTATAAATTCCCCTTTCCCTAATCTTTTCCAGGAATCTATGGCATTTTGTACTGTCTTGGATATGGATGGCTGGCCCTTCCTCGTATAGAGAAGACCTTGGGTCCTCACATCACGTTGGATGTCATCTAGCATATAATTTGTAGCTGCTAGAATAAACCACTCCCCTTCATGAACATTAACACTTCCTGAATGGGCATGATACTCAACTAATCCTCTTTGGTTGGTCCCAATCCATTCCTTAGGTCTTCTGTGTCCAACTCTTTGAATAATAGTGCGTGATAGGTCCTGAATTGCTTGCGCACATCTATAAGATTGATGAAGAACTTGTACTTCTCCTTCCATCCCAATAAAATATTCAACATCGGCCCCAAGCCAACGATAAATAGCCTGGTCATCATCACCACTGATATAAACCTTTTTTGCATATTTGCATATTTTTCTGAGCATTGCCCACTGAAGATTGCACAAGTCTTGCGCCTCATCAATGAAAACAAAATCTAAAGGAGGGACTTCTCCTCTTTGAACAAAGTTATCCAGAAAGTCAGTGAAATCAAAGAGCTGTCTTTTATTTTTAAACTCTTCAAATGATTCCTTTGCTCTTTTAAATGAAAACCATGATACTTCTCCGTTCAATCGAGGAGTTCGTTGATAATGATCATGGAGATCTCTACCTCTGAGACGACATTGATTGACTTCATTTAATTGCATATTATCAATCCTAGTTAGTCCTATCTCATCATTTACATAGACATTTCCTACATCCATTCCAAATTCATTACCAAATTCTTCATAATTATTTTTGTTCATGACATCTGACTTGACCATTCCAAGCCTGTGATATGCAAAGCTGTGCAATGTTTTAAAATACATCAGATCTTTCTCTTCCAAGTTGAATTTAATAAGTGCCCGGTCTCGAGCTTCATGCGCTGCCTTCCTGGTAAAAGCAAGAAACGCTATGTTGTAGGGATGCGCTCCCTCCGCCAGCTTTTGGTCCACTATACTCAGTAGAGTATGCGTCTTGCCTGTGCCGGGTGAGCCTAGTATAATATTAACTTTTGACATTTTCCTCCTCATATACTTTCAGTATTAATTTACAATCATCAGGTGTAACACCACTTTTCCTGTTATTAAATTCCCAGGTGCAAAAGACAATGTTACCTTCTTCATAAGGAAGTCTAGGGTCTATACGATCAACAGATATATTAGTAGGTCTGCTTCTCTTCCAGCCTTCTCCAGTTGAGCGTTTAGTGGTTAGCTCAACTCCAGTATATCTACAACAAGAACCATATTCTTTTTTATGCTTATAATATAATTCTAAAAGATGATCCCTGTTTTTAAGATTATATGCAATGCCTCTAAATCTAATTGACTGCCATATATTATTAAAGTATCCTTTTTCTGACTCTACATATTTTAAATCAGTTATATTTTTCTTTGTTTTAGAATGGTATTTCATCTATCTCCTTTATTTTAAAATCCGAATCTTGTTTTGGAAACTCCGGAACCCACCACACACGGGCTGTCTTTCCTTTAATGTTCCACTTGTCATAACGGTCTTCATCCGTGAGCTTTTCTCTTTCCTCTTCTGTAAGAGGTCGATCCTGAAGATCTCTCAATCTTGCAATTACTTGTCCAGGATTATAATAAGTGAATTTTTTTCTAGTAAGATAGTCCTGAAGATCATTGAGCCTAAACCATGTTTTTGCTTCCTCTGTCCATGGACGAGAAAGAAGAATCTCATCTCTATTCAAGGCCTGTACGCGATCAGTACAAAACTCTTGGAGGTAAGCTTCAAACTGACCAGCGACAGACCCATCATCAGCAACAGTAATTAAAGTTTGCTTATCGAGCAATCTAGTAATTGTTTCCTGCCATACTGAGGGCTTTACAATAGGAGGCATTATATTTAATGCATTCATACAAGCACGTTGAAATTTATGTTGTACTTGCAACTCCTCTGTTTGTAATTCTAATCTTGCATCATCCCCAACCTGAAGAAACCAGACAGGAGGGCGTGTATCTAATTTTGCTAAAGAGGTTATATCTATAGGACCATTGTCTCCTTGAATGCCATGCTTGCGTGTGCGGCAAAGGGGCGCGTTGCAATAGGCATTAACAGGTGGTTCCTTACATTTATAATTGTAACTCTTTTTTTCTAATTGTTTCTGCACAACGACAACTTCTTGTGCCCCTAGTGGGGGTTTCATATGGTTTCTGTTATGTTCTTCTAATAATGTTTTCCAATTGTCCGGATCAAATTTTCTTAGGTAAACTCCAATATTAAATAATCCATTGTTTCGTGTGCCTTCTGGAAATCCTTGAGTGCATAACTGCTGAAGGCATGGAGGGCCATCTTTAATGACTCCTTCCAAGACTTTAACCGTAACTTTGCTAATATCTTCAACAACATGATGTTCATATAAATCTAAAAATTCTTGGTATGATGCTGCTGTGCCATCATCCTTATAGGCATAGCGCTTAGTCTTTTTTGAATCATAATAGGGAAGATTAAGAAAATTTCCATAATCTCCTTTTGATATTAAAATGCTAGATTGTTTAGGAAAGACTTCAGCTGTGGAATAGCCTATGAAAGCTGCAATTTCCCTTAATTTATTTCTCACTAATTTTGCAGATATTTTTTGTTTAAGGAATAAGAATATATGTACCCCACCACTCTTTGATCTACAGGGCACAAGTGGTAAATGTAATTTTCTTATATTATTAATTAATTTTTGATAATCTATGGGATAAATATCAATATCAATACAGCCCCATTTGGCCGTATTATCTGTCATAATAGGAATAATTCCTAAAGAAGGTCCTCTTCCATCAAGATGATCCTGCCATAAGTCATCATCAACAAGCTTCTTGACAATAAAGGATTTTCCCTCTTGCTTACCGTCAGCACGTTCTCCATTGGATCGGTGCTGACCATAAGCCACGTCTAATCCCTCAAATATAAATTTGAATTTCTCCACTAAATCTCCAGTAAACGACTACGCCCTAAAAGGGTATGTCGTCGTCTTTCAGATTAGTAGTTGGAGCTTCTTTAGACACTTCCAATTCCGCAACAGGCTTGGCTTCAACGTCACCTCTAACTGCTGCTGTAGAAAATGCTTTGGATTCACCGTAAAGATTAGTATCCTCAACCGTACCAACTTTTTCAATTTGATACCCAAACCAACTGCCACGATCATTAGACTCACTAACAGTAGAAAGCTTGTAGATCATTGCGTATGTTGGTGGAGTAAACAACCCGGATGGACCCTTGATTTTTTGGGAAAGCATCAAACTGTTCCAACGTCTACTCTTTTTTAACTGAGTAGATGTCATACTGATGACAGCTTGCGCATAAGTCCCATCCTTTCCAAGAACCATAACATAGTGGTATGCTGTAGTGGCAATGTAATTACCGTTAGGCAATACATCTTTATTAGTCATACCATCACGCTTTGTTTGAGATAAGATCCCACTCTCAGCGCTGTGGGCTTCTACAAAACCACCACCTTGTTCACGTGGTTTCCATTCCACGTATCTAAGTTGGTATAAAGCAGGAACTACCTCAATAGTATCAGATACTGCCTGCGTAACAGTGTTGTAAAACTGCCCTACTTTGGCGCCATCCACATACTCCGCTTTTGACGGATTTATTTGAGGGCTACCAGATTGAAGAATATTGATGTAGGGAATTGCAATGTCTCTTGATAAATCAAGATTACCGAATCCACTTGCATCTTTTGAGTCACTAGCAAGAGTTGCTAGATCAAGGACTGCCGGTTTTGCAACCGCTTGTGCCTTTCTTTTAGACGCTTTCGCGCCTCCTTTTTTCTTTTTTGCCATAAGGCTTTTCTCCTTTAAGTTTTAATCGTTGTTTTTTGTCCGACGTAAGCTCCTAACAAGTCCATAGGCAATTGTTTGCCTGCTTCATGTTGCTCACGTATAAATGCGCGAAGGGTGGAAGGTTCGACCCATTCACGTTGTGAAGACTCATATCCTTGCTCATCAAGGTAGTGGGTGAGTCCTCTAGCTTTCTCGTCTTCATTCCTCCCAAAGCTACAAGAGACTTGGTTCTTTACTAGATCCCCAAATCCATTGTTTCTGAACCAGGTGAAAGCAGCTTCTTTTTTATCTTCCTTTATGGAAGCACCATAGTAGTTGCCTACTTTAATAAGTCTGCCATCAGCTAGTTTTAACTCTGATAGTCCTACCTCAGCAAAGAGGTTAGGTAAAACATTTTCTGATAAATGTTTTTTGTAATCTTCTTTCTTTTTTAATTCTTTTTCAATATCACTAATCTCTTTATCTGTATCAGCAATAT